CATCGGCGCCGAATCCATTTGGATCGTCGCTTCCCGCGACACATCGATCGTCACCTGGCCGTCATCGGCAAACAGGATGTACGGCGCCGACAGGCCAATGACCATATCGCCGGCGGTGTTCGATGTGACGATGTTGAATCCTTCCGCCGATCCGCCGGCCACACCGATGCCCGGAAACAGCCGCGCGCCGCTGGCCGGATCGCGTTGCCAGCTAAGCGTAAACGCGTTGGTTTCCGACATGATGATCGTCAGACTGCCCAGGCTGACGTTCGCCGCGGCAAACGCGGAAATGATCGCGTGCAAGTCGGCGATCGGATCGTTGACCGACGGAATCGCGGCGATCCCGTTGGTAATACTCGCCGGCGACACGTTCGCGACCGCGGCGACGGCTGGATCGATGAACTGTTCGTCAAGGAATTTCGCGATGCCCTTGATCATGTCGTTCCGGACCAGTTCCTCCGCGGATGGCGTCGACAGTTTCGCCAGTTCGTCGGTGATGACGATGATCCCGGCGGCTTTCGCGATGCCCAAGGACGTCGTACCGAACACCAGTTTCGTCACCGGTTTCGGCGCCGACTGCCCGACCCATCCGTACGATCCGCCGGCGGTTTGCGCCGGTACCGTCGTGTTGAACGGGACTTTGCGGAGGCCATTCCCGCCGCCGATCGGAATCCGTCCCAGGATCGTCGCCGGTCGAAGTAGATCAATGAAGTCGCCGGTGATGTTGCTCACTTGCGCCAGGACGCCGGCCCAGGCCGGATCGGTCGTCGATCCTGGCGCGACCGCGGCTTTCACGAATAGTTCGACTTCCGGCGTCGATTCAAACTGACGCGCGTATTGGAGCGCCTGATACCCGTCGCCTTTGCCGCGCGCCAGACACATCGCCGCGCGCACGAACAAATGGCCTTTCGGCAAGTCGGTCGATCGGACTTGGATGACGCCGCCGGATCCGACCGGCGCGGCTTTCGTCGCGACGACCGGCGCCGCCGCCGACATGTTCGCGCGTTCCAGGACCGCGAGGCGTCCCAACTGCCCGTCGACTTCGACCAGCTGTGACGCGAAGCCGTCGTACGTTTTCTGTTCGCCGGCGTCCAGCGTCGTCGACCGGCCGGCCATCATGGTCGTCATGCGATCGACCAGCGGACCGCGGACACCGGTCCAGTGTGTGATCTGTTCTTGGATGGTTTGCATAGCGGGACTGTGTGGCGTGTTGTCCGCGACGGCGGACAGGTGTCGGCCGGACGCGGCCAGATCGAGTTCTTTGATCCCGGTGATCGCGGCGGACGGATTCGCGCCGACCGTCACCAGCGACAGTTCGATGATTTCGGATCGGTGAAAACGAAAGCCGCCGGATTTCATCGGCGACATCCATTCGGGCATCGCGCGATAGCCGATCGACACGCCTTTTAGGAAGCCGGCTTTGATCGACTGCCAGGCTTCCTCGATGCGATCGCGGAGCGCCGGCGGATCGGTGATCGGCGGGAGCCAGGCGGTGAACGGAATCCCGGCGGCGGTCGGTGTGCCGAACTTCGCCAGGCCGACCGGCCGTTCCTTGTCGTGAAACAACAGCAACGGCATTTCCGCGGCGAACATCGCGCCGAGTGGATCGATGCTATCGCCGCGCCGGTCCAGTTCCGGCGTCGTCGCGATGCCTTCGATCCGGCGCTGGTCGCCGGTTTCGTACGCTTTGATCTGGACGTCGTACCAGGCGCGAAAATCGGTCATCGGTGCCGGCGAGTGTCGACCGCGCCGGCCGGCTGGTCAATTTTGCGGACGTAAAAGCCGGCCGAATCCCACCATTTGACATAACCCAAGCGCTTGGGTTATACTGTCTGTATGACAACGACAGCAACGAATCGGAATCGCACGACGGGACGCTATACGGTCAGCAAGTTTGAAACGCCCTGCCAGTGCGGACACACGTTAGGCGCCCACACCGCGGACCGCCGCGGAACTGACCAGCCGTGTCTGACGGACGGATGCGACTGCGAATCCTTCACCAAGGCGACAAAGGACCGCGCCGCGGTCGCACTCGGACGGCGCGGCGGCGCCAGTACGTCGGCGCGAAAGGCGGAGGCGTCGCGCGCCAATGGCGCGAAAGGCGGTCGGCCGCGGACGCGCCGGCCGCGCCGGTTGGACTTGATCCAGGAGGAATACCGCGATAGCGATGGGTACTGGATTTACCTCACTCCCGGCTGGCAAAACGGACTGGATCCCGGTACGCATGGGATTCACGAGGACACGAAACGCGCGGCGCGGGAAAATCTGGCGTTTGCAAAACCGTGCGACTGCAAGGAATGCCTCGAGCTCGTTGCCGAACGCCAGGCGAAACAGGCGGCGACTAGCGGAGGCGAATAGGCCGGCCGGCGGCGTCGCGCCGCGTCATCGCCTCCCGAATCTGATCGCGGATCCAATCGTTCACGGACTGTCGCGCCCGTCGCGCTTCCGTGAACGTTTTCGCGTACAGCTTCGCCGGCAAATGCAAATGAATCGGGACGGACTCATCTAGCGGATCGATGCGCGGTCGGCCGCGGCGTGTCGGCGTCGTCATGGCGTCGGTTCCCGATACACGTAGACATGCGTCGTCGGCCGCGGCGCCGAATGGCGATCCATCATGTCGATCGCGATGACCAGCGCCACGACGCCATCGATCCGCGCCGTCGATACTTTCTTGGACGGCTTCAAGTTGCCGGCGGCGTCGGTTTCGACCGACACGTTCGACACGTTCCAGCGGAGCACCGGTTGTCCGCTGTGGCGGAGCGTCCGCCCGACGACGGCGCGTTCCAGTCCTTTGGTCGGCGCCGACATCGCGGCGAATCCCTGGCGGACCGGCACACACAGAAAGCCGTCCTGAGTTTTCAGGCGTTCGACCAGATCGGTCGCGTTCCACGGATCGAAGCCGATCGCGACCAGATCAAATTCGTCATCCCAGGCGCGGAGCGTCATCCGCACGGCTTCATAGTCGACGCTATTCCCTGGCGTCAGCGTCAGCTGACCATCGCGCGCCCAGACGTCATACGGGACACGATCGCGGCGGATGCGTTCGGCCAGATTGTCGGCCGGGAGAAAAAACTGTGTCAGGACGTCGAATCCGTCGGCGTCCGGAAACACCGCGACCGCGGCGGTCAGGTCGGTGGTCGCCGACAGGTCCAGGCCGACAAAGCCGCGGCGCGTCCGGAGCGTCGCGCGGTCGACCGGTGCATAACAGCCGTCCCAGGCCGCGATCGGAATCCACCGCGACGCCTGTTCGGTCCATTGATTCAGGTACAGCCGGCGGAACGTGTTTTCCTGTGCCGGAATCGCCGCGGCGCGTTGGCCGGCGATCCGCATTTCTTCGAGGCTCCGGAAATCACCGAGCGCCGGATTCGCTTTGCGCCAGACTTTCTCCGACTGCCAGTCCGCCTCCGCCGGCGCCGCGTAAATCACCGGGAGGAACGTCGGATCCAGATCCGGATCCTCGAGGACACGCAAGCCGTGTTCATGCAATTCCCACAGGATCGAATGGCGGTCATAGCCGGCGGTCGTCGGAATGAACATCAGCGGCGAACGCCTGGCGCCCATCGACGTCGACAGGACGTCGTACAGGTCGCGCGTCGGCGCCGCGTGCAATTCGTCGTACACGACCATACTGGCGTTAAAGCCGTGTTTGCTGTATGCCTCCGACGAAATCGCGCGATAGAACGATCCGGACGGACGATGCACAATGCGTTTTTGCGAATCAATCAAGTCGCATTGCGCCTCGAGGATCGGATCGTTGCGGACCATTTGGGCGGCGACATGAAAGCAAATTGCGGCCTGATCCTTGTCGGCCGCGGCGCTGTAGACTTCCGCGCCGAGCTCCCCGTCTCCGAACAGGCCGTACAGCGCGACCGCCGCCGCCAATTCGGTTTTGCCGTTTTTCCGCGGAATCTCCAGGAGCACCGTGCGGTATTGCCGCGTCCCGTCGCGGCGCGTTTGGAACGCCTGGCGGATGATCCGTTGTTGCCAGGGACGTAAGGCGAACGATCGGCCGGCCCAATCGCCTTTCGTATGCGTCAGATTGTTGATGAATCTGATCGCGCGTGTCGGTCCCGGATCGCCGCGGCGCGTCGTCATGCGACGCACCAATTACGATCGTCATAGAACCGATGACAGGCGCCACAGTACCGTTCGTCGATGTCCTTTGCGTTATACGAAATGCGCTGACACGTCTGACAGCGAATCCCAAGGATTAGCCGGCCGGTTTCACGGTTGACAACCAGGTCGTAACCGATTTCGTGTTTCAGGACGTCGACGGCGATCGCCTGGCGGCGCGTCATGGCGCCGCCGTTACAAGTTGCGCGCGTCGGTGACACCGGAGAGAAGTCCGTCCCACTTGCCTCCGTCCTGTGGCGAATGATCAGGTAATGCCGTGATCCTGGCGCGGCCAGCCGGTGTTAATCCTAACTCCACCCACAGCCGATGACAGTGCGCCAGCGCCTTGTCAGCGATCGCCAGGTACGGATTCGCGATCGGAATCCCTTTCGGCGTTTTGATCAACATGCCCAGAGTCCGGATGTTGTCTTGTGCCTCGAGGTACCGCGACCATTGTTGACACAGCGCGATCAGGCCGGTCCGTTCGGCTTCCGTCGCCAGTTTGCACGCGCGGAGCATCGGCGCGACGCGGCGCCATTCCGCCTCTGCCAGCGCATCGCCGGCGAGCTCTGGCGGCGGCGTGTCGAACGCGGCGCTTACCGGCGGCGGTGTCGGTTCGTGCGGATTGACGCGCCGTTTGCCGGGATTCCCGCGTAACAGGCGGATGTGTGTCGGTTGTGGCCGTCGGCCGCTGTTCGCGTTACCGGCCATCGGCGCCGCCGCGGTCGCGTCGCGCCAGTTCCGCCCGGATGACGTTCAGGCGAACGGTACAGTCGGTCACATCGCCGGCGTGTCGGTTCCGGAGCGCCCGTTGCCGCGCGATCGTCAGGTCCGCGACCGCCGTCACCAGGCGATCGGTCGGTAATTTGCGGTAGGCATCGCGGAGCCAGATCGTCGGTATCTCGTCCATACGGCTGTCAGCGTCCATCGGCGCCGCCGCTCGAGGCAAAGACGGGCGGCGGCGCCTGGCGCGACCAGGACACGACAGCCGGCCCGCAGTCCGGACAATTCGCCAGGAATTGCCAGGCGTCGGCGGTCGGCTGGATGGTCAATCGCGCGCCGCATTCACAGCGGCCAGTCGGCAACTGGCGGCGCGTCGGTCCGGTCGACTTGGAAATGACGCGAAATTGATGGCGACGCACGGTACGGACACCCTGACCAATTGTCGCGCGGTTTCCGTGCCATGTCCGTCCGGATTTTCTCCGGACCGGTCGATTTCGTGCCAAAAACCGACCCATTTTCGGGATTCCAGGGACCAGTTCCCACCATTCTCCGCGAAAATGCGCGCGTCGGCCGAAGGCTTGCCGGACCATCGGTCCGGCCCGCGCCGCACTCCCCCCCGGTGTCGCCGGTTCGGACGGATCGCCGGCGGCGGCGGAATCGGTCGGCCGGCTGGCGACGGTTGGCCGTACCGCGCGTTCGGATCCCAGGCCGGATGTCGACACGTCCAGGATCGGCGCCGGTTCTAGGGCATTCTGGCGCCTCATTCGGGAGGACAAAACCGGAATCTCATCAGGCGCCCGATCGTGTCTTTGCTGCATGGCACGTATGGCAGAGTCCTTGAAGGTTCGCCCGGTCCCAGAACAGCCGCGCGTCGCCGCGATGCGGAACGATATGGTCGACATCCGCCTGGCCGTCGACCAGGACGCGCGGACACCGAGCACAGAACGGCTGTTCGCGGAGGACTCGAGCGCGTAAGCCGTGGACCGGATGGCGCCAGCGCGCGCTGTTGAACCATCGTTCTACCTGTGGAAACGGACGCGCCATCGTCCGATGCGTCCGACAGTAGTTTTTCGCCAGGACGGAACAGCCAGGAAAACGACAGAACGAGAGCGCCTGAGTCGGCATTTACGGCGGCGGTGTGCGCCAGCGATCCGGTAGACACGAATACCCGCAGACGCGCCCGCATGACGGATCCTGGAGGTAGCGCACCGGAGCGCCGTCCGGACACACGCGCGGCGCGAACAGGCGCGGCCGACTGTCGACCGACGCACACCCGGCGCCGGCGATCGCCAGCGCCAGGAGGCACGCGCGCATTACCGCGGCCACAGCGCCAGCGCCCGTTCCAGGATCAGACACAGGACCGCCGGCCACAGCGGAAACGGACGCACCGCCGACACGATCAGGAACAC